CGCGCCCTGCGCCTGCGTCGCAAGACCGGCAAGCCCCTGCAACGCGGCGACTTCTGTCGACGCAGCGCGGCGCTCGGTCGCGCCGGCATGCTCCGCCGACGTGGTCGACAGGCCGATGCGAGGCAGCGCCGCGCCAGCACCGGCACCACGCGCGGCCTGCACGACCGGCTGTTTCGCGAGCGCGATGTCGTTGGCCGACAGGTCGCGCATTTGTTGATTCGTGCGCCGCGTATCGGCGACGCGCTTGAACAGGTCTTCACGGATCGGGCGCGCGCGCGCCGACGTCTCCGCGCGCTCGGCGCCGATGTCAGCGTAGGTGCGCTCGGCGACGTTCTCTTTCGGCCCCTTGGGCTTCGCCATGTCAAACCTCCACTTCGAGTTGCACAGCGCGAGGCTGCCAACCGTGTTGTTTCATCAAGCGCAGCAGCGCCGGGGTCTCGACGATTACCGTCACGCGCTCGCATTCCAGGGTGCGGGCAAGCTCGCGCAGACGCGGCGTGTACTGCCCGCAAGAACGGCCGTGAACGAACCAGGTGTAAAGCTCGCGGGCGCCGAAGTCGCTGTAGTGAATGGACAGCACCGCAAATCCGCCGGGCTCCCGGTGCACGAAGGCTGCGCCGGTATCGAGCGCGACGCGGACCAGTGCGGCATCGCCGGGGTAGTGCTTGACGATCTGCGGCCACACCGCCTCGATCTCGGCGGCGGAACTCACTGGCGCGGCGACACGCGCACGGCCGCGCCGCGCTTCGTCAGCGGAAGTGGGCGCGATCGGCATCGGGAGTCCAGAACGAAAAAAGCCCGCTCATGGCGGGCTCCGGGAATGAAGAAGCCGTGCGACAGGCGCACGGCTCCGGGCGGGATTATTCCATAGTCTGAGGGTTGAAGCGAAGCTCCCCGCGTCTATGGCGTCGTCGTCAGCCGCAAGACACCACTGGGGATGGCCCCGCTCCCGCCCGGCAAGGCCTCGATACGGCCGTCTTCACGCAGGCGAAGCAGCCCACTCGGGTATTCGCCACCAGCCTGACCGATCGTGAAATCGAAATCGCCGCTGTCGGCGATGAACGGACCTTCGGCCCAGGGGCGCTCCATCGCGCCCATGTCCCGCCAAACGACAGTGCCATCCGTGACCGTGCCACCATCGGTCGGCCATATTGGCGCAGACGAGTGCGTTGTCCCTGCTTGCTCGCACTCGTACCAGTGCCCGGCCGGTGTAGGACCACCGACCCAGCAGCGATCGCCGAGGACATAGGCCGTGCTCCGCTCGGGCGGGTCGCCGTAGTCCGGCACGGCGATACCGTAGATCGGCGAGCGCGCGAACACCTTCGCCGAATAGTCGCCGTCCTCGTCGCTGTCGGCAGTCCCGACGACGCGGTCATCCCCGATGAGGAAAATCTTACGGCGCGCCGGTTCAGGCGGATCGCCGGCAAGTACGGTGCCTTCCACCGTCGCCGCTTCAATGTCGCTGACGTATTCGCCAGCGGTGAAGCTGGCGCTATCGCCGCCGGTACCGATAGCCACCTGCGTGATGATCTGCGACGTCGCCGTGCCGGTGGCGCCGAATCCAATCCGGCCCGCCGTCAGCACGGATGTCGTCGCCGTCGCTCTCCAGGTGCCCGGCTCTGAGGCGGACGCCGCCCAGACTTTGACCTGCGCGGTCGAACCCGTTACGCGGAATCGCATCCGGTATTTGACGCCAGCCGTCCACGTAACGACTGACGAATTCGTCGCGAGCGAAGCAAAAGTCGGCGTGTAGTGCGCCACCCCAAGATTGGCGAACCCTTGCCACGGCCCACCTGACACTCCGACTGTGCCATCCGACAAGGCGTGTGGTTGGGCGCGCACGACCGCTGCGAGGCCATTCACGATGCTGCCGCCGGTTTGCGCGAGGTAGATGAACTCCAGCAGTACCTCGGCATCTGTGGCCACGATTGGCAGCAGCAGCAGCGCGCGGCTGTCGTCGGTCGGGGCTGAGCCGGGGATGGAGAGCAAGCCAGAGTCGGTGTGAATGTAGGACCGGGACGCTTGGCCAGTGCGCCAATCGTCCATCACCATGCCGCTGCGGAACTTGACGCGGTACTGGCTCATGCGATCACGATCCCGTCGCGCGCATCGAACGCCAGTTCTGTTTCCGAAAGCGCGATCCCGATGAACTGCACGACATTTCCGGACGCCGTCGGCGCCGTCGTGGTCACGGCTCCGGCAGTCGTATCCAGGTAGTAGCGCGCGCCGGGTGTTAGCGCGCTGAGCGCTGCATTGATACCGCCAACCCGCACAAGGGCGGCCGCGTCTTCAGCAACGGCAGCCTCGACGTAGCCGTGCGCCTCGAATCCTTCAGTGGTCGCATCTGCAAGACGCACCTTCTGCGTCCCCGCGTCGTCGTAGACGTTGACAAAATCGCCGGCACTCAGCGCCTCGCTGCATACGATCGAGGCGACGCCTTGCATTGCCTTGTCGGCCTTTGCCCCCTGCGCTGCGGTCGCGAAGGTCGACGTGCTCACGAACGCCGCGCTTCCAAGCGCGGACGTGTCGGCCTTCGCACCCAGCGCCGCTGCCAGGTCTGTCTGATCGGCGAGCGTGCCGCTGATGCTTCCCCAGGTACCGCCGCCGGCAGCCGCCACGACCACCCAGGCGCCGTCCATGCGCGCGTATTGCTGACCATCGGTAGGCGCATCCTCGAGCTTCAGCGCGAGCGCCGCGGCCAAGTCCGGCTGGTCGGTCAGCGTGCCTCCAATCGCGCCCCAGAGCATCGAGAACGACAGCTGGACATAGTTCGCGGTGTCGGTGACGTCACCGCTGCCGGTGTAGGACCACAGTTCGCCGTCCGTCGTCACCACCGTGGTACCGGCGCCGCCGGCGGTGACGTCGGCTTGCTGACCGACTGACAGGCCTGGGACGTCGGAATCGCTGTAGACGTAGACGCCATTGGGGAGAAACGGCAGACGCGCCGGATCGAGCGTGCCGCTCGTGAGGCCCGCGGCGTCGCCGGTCGCGGCCGACGTCAGGCCCAGCGCGGTGCGCACCGTCGTGGCTGCGGCCGTCGTGACGTACTCGCTGCCCAGCATCAACAGCGACGATGCGACCGGCTTCAGGACGGGCTCGCCGATCAGCACCAGCACGCTGGTAGCCGACAGGGCCACGCCGACGAGCTGCTGAAACGCGCCCGTGCCCGGCGCCGTCGCCAGCGCACCATCGGTGCCGACCCACAGCGCCTGGCCCGGCGTCCACGTCCAAGCATCCGACTTCACGGTCTGCCCATCCACGGCGATCGTGAGATCGCTGCCGGACTCGGCATCATTGAGCGCAATGCCAGAGATGTGCCCAGCATGACCAGCCGTCGCGATCGTGGCGAGTACGCCGCCGCTGGTGACGACGTGGTAGGCCGACACCGTCCCTGCGGCCGTCAGCTTGACCGGAGCGACTTCGCTCGTCAGACCGCCCGCTTCGAGCCTGGCGACGCGTGCAGCGAGCGCGGCCACCGCCGCCGCATTTGCGTCAGAGCCCCCTGAGCCTCCACCGGCCCGGCCGTCCAGTTCTCGTAAGGCCTCGACGACCATGCGCATGAACCTGCGCGTGTCGTTGTCGATCCCGTTCGGGAGACTTGGGAGCTTCAGGCCCATTCGAGCTGACTCACGGACGCCGCGATCTTGACCCGCTTCACCTTGCGCGAACCGGTCAAGCGGAAGTGCGCGGAGTTTTCGGCCTTCAACGCGGGAAGCACGAAGGCCTTCGAGTTCGAGCGCGTCGCGGTGAACACCTTCACGTCGTCGTAGTAAAGCTCAAAGGTCACGGCTTCATCGCCGGGGCCTAGCTCGATGCGCGCAGCGCCGTAGCTGACCGGTTCGAACAGCAGGTTCAGGCTCGACGTCCAATCGAAGGTTGCGAGGTCTGTCCCGGTATTGAAGGTGACGTGCTCGCCTTCGACGACCATGTGCAAGTTGCCGGTCAGCGGATTCAGCCAGACCGCCGACGCGTAGAAGTCGAGGCGACCGAAGCCTGCGCTGTTGGCGCCCAGGTCGATGATGAAGCCGGCCTGCTCGTCGCCGTTATCGTAGAAGCCGATGTACTGACCATCGTAGACCGTGCCGTGGATCGAGGATGGGTTCAGCGCCTGCCACTCGCGTTCGGTCATCAGCGCGCTGGTCAGCATGCCGACGTCGGCGCGGTTGCAGTACGCAAGACCATCGCTGGACGCGTAGACGACGCCGACGCGCTCCGAGGTCGCGATGCTGCGGCGAGAGACGCAGCCCAGCGGCTTGCTCAAGCGCTCCATCGACAGGGCCGACGGGTCTGAGCCGGTCACGACATAGGGGTGCGCCTGCGTGAGCGCGTAGACATCGGATGCGATCGTCGCGAGCCCGACGATCGGATAATCGGTGGTCAGCGGCACCGTCCAAAGCGGCGGGTATGCGTGCGGCTGATTGACCGGCGAAGGGAACACCTGATTCTTCGATGCAACATAGGTGATGCCGTTCGCGCCCGTCACGATGCTGTGCGCATCCGCCGGCGGCGGCGCCCAGCCGGCCGTATCCAGAATGTCTTCTTCCAGGCCCGCGTCGAGCTTCGTGTCGAGATAGTCGGCCTGGTTGATCGGGAGCGGAGTCGGCGTCACCAGCCGATATGCCGACGTACCGTCGGAGCCGGTCACGAGGCGCCACAACAGCTTTCCGCTGATCCCGTAATCCGCGAATCCGGACGGCAGCGTGGTTGGCGTTGTGATCTTGAACGACGGCGTCAGGCCCAGCACCACCTGGCGGCTGGCCGGTGAAGGCGCCGAGATCGCAAGGTCGCCAAATGCTTCGGACACATAGGTCCAGACGTAGTCCGTGTAGACCGTCGTCGTATCGCCGCCGCCGTTGGAACTCGGCGAGACGTTGATGAAAATCTCATCGAACCAGCCGTCGTGCGTCGCACCAGCATCCCAGGCCTTAAATCCGATGTAGTCGCCGACCGCATCGAACTCGGCGGTGACGTTGTCGACCATCGTCTGCCCATCGTCGATGCGGATCGCGCGGAACGTCAGCTTCTTCTTGCCCGCCGTGCCAGGCTCCACTGTCAGGAAGCCGCGCCACGGCAGCTCATCGTTGTTGGTGAAACGCCAATAGGTCGCGGTCCCGATCTTCTGCTGCGAGCTGAACGTCGAGCCCCAGCCGCCCGTCTGATCGAGATAGATACCGGTCCCGGCGAACCGGATCTGCGTGCCGATACCGGCGGCATCGGCATCGAGCACAACTGCAGGAAACACCTGCTCATGCGTCATGTACTCGAACTGGATCGTGTAGCTCGGCGAGTCCTTCGACCGCATGTTGCGGAAGATGCTGACCGCGTTGCTGCCGCCGCTTCGGAACTTGAAAGCGCCGCTCTCGGCCGTCACCGTCGCGGAGCCGGACACCGTCCAGTCCGCCAGACTGTCGCCACTCGAATAGAACGCGGAGTTGCCGGCCACTAGGAAAATCTGGTCGATCCGCGCGTCGATGGCGCCCGGCCCGGTGCCGGTGCGCTCGTAGCGCTGCACCAGGCGGATCGTGACCGTGTCTTCGGGGATGGTCATGCCCTCGTGCGTGCGAAGTGTCCAAACGCCGCCGGTGCTGGTCTGGCCGGGAATGAATTCGCCGATCTTGGCCGCCGAGGCGTTGTAATACTCCAGGCGCATTTCGGCAGTGCCGCCGGTCGTGGCGTCGCCGTCGTCCGAATTCTGGCGGTACAGCAGCCGCAGCGCCTGCCCTTCCTGCAGCCCCAGCGTGCTCACGCTGAGCGATTGGTAGGCGTGCGTGATGTCCGCATCGCCGCCCTGGAAGCTGTAGTTGCCGGCGTAGGGGTCGACATTCGACGTCAGCAGTTCGCCGTCCGCATCCACCGTGGCGTCAATAACCCAGCCGTTCGTGCCGTCTTCGGCGAACGGGTTTGCCAGCGTCACGGCGCCCTGCTCGCCCTCCTGCTGAACCACTTCGATGGTCGGCGCGACGGTCGGCGCCGGCACGCCCAGCAGATACCAGCCCTTCGGGAAGCCGGCCGTGTCCTGCGTGCCCGTGGTGGCGAGCGTGCGATTCGTGACCTTCGGCGCGCCGTCCCCGGTGTAATAGGTCTGGTCCGTGGTGTCGCTCGGCCGCAGGCCGCGCACGACGCTGACGATCGCCGTCCATTGCAGCAAGAAGGGGCCGGAATCGGAGCCATCGGCATCCATGAGCGCGATCGTCTTGATCGTGCCGGTCTTCGTGATTTCCTGCGGCTCGGTCCGGTTCGAGCGCCAGGGCTCGAGCGCCCCGGATAGAACGCGGCAGTTCACGGCACGCTGCGCATGGGCCGGGCCCAGCTGCTCCGGTGCCACACGCGGCACTTCGAGCTTGAAGACGTTCGAGCCCATCGTCATTCGACTATCTCCGGCACCAGAAGGTAGTGCTCAAACTGCAGCCGGCCGGCCGCATTCATGCCGACGCGGCGAAGGCGCTCCTGCGGATCAAACCCACTCTGTAGCTCATACTCGGTGGCGTATCTATCACGCTGCTGGCGGTAGCACAGCGCGCCATCACGGAAGTAAGCGAAGATGATGTCCGACGAGCCCGTCGCCATTCGGTGCTTATCGTCGAGCGTGACGCGCGGCGAAAAATAATCCTCGCCGAACGTGGTCGTCACCATGCTGTTGACGGTGACGTCGAACCACTTGAGTTTCGTCACGCCGCCAGACACGTAGGCGCAGGCATAGTTCATGTTCTGGTCGAACGTGAACGAGATCTCGGTGATGTCGGTATCGGTGACAATGACCGTCGGTGTGACACCATCGGTCCAGACCGTGATCTGAGTTCCGTCGGTGATTCCGTGCCACACACGCACAAGCAGGCCGGCCGCGGGATTGTTGAGGCCCACACCGCCATCCTCGCTATCACGAGTGGGCCTAAGCTCCGGCACTGCGCGCCCGCCCGCATACCGTGCGGGCACCGCTTCACTTGATAGCCGTCCGTCCGGAATCATTTGCGCCCCCAGGCGATTCCAAGCTCCATGGCGAAGGCAATGGTGTCGACTTTCATGATGGGTTCGTCGAACTCGAGCTGGAACGCTCCCAGCGAATTACCACCACTGCCGGTGCCGCTGCTCATGCGCCAGCTCAGGGAGCGGATGCCGTCGACGTAATTCGCAGCATTGAAATCCCACTCGAAGCGCGCCGAACTGGCGTGCGAACCAGCGACGTAGGCCTTGGGGATGACCGTACTCGCGGCAGCTGATGAACCAGCTGGCGACGAAGTCGCCGCACCGATAGCCCCGCTATGCGCAGAAGCAGCGGACGAGCTCGTGAATATGCCGCGCACGCCCTGCCCGCTACTAGCGTAGGAAGCTGCGCGATATGGAGCCCAATGCATCGGCGTGGAAGCAAGCATGGCGCGCGCCTTAAATCCCCGGCCAACACCATCAATAAGTGCGGTTCCGATGACGTCGACTTCGGGCGCGAAGACTGACAGCTCGTACTGCACTTCGAGCGCTTCGTCTGCAAGTACCCGGACGCTGCTGGGCGCACCTGTGATGTCTCGCACCAGCGTTCGCGAAAACAGGGGCGATCCCAGCGTTGTCGAGGGGCCGACACCTAACTCGCGGATCACTCCAACGACATCGCCAACCGCGAAGCGCCACGTTATCTGCGAGTACCCGCGGTATGGCGGGATGCTCGCAGCAGCGCTGTTCGCCGCGACGCGATTCGCTGTCGCAGCAACCGGCTCGATCAGCGTCGTCTGCTCTGCAGGATCAACCGCATCGCCAGATGTACCGACGTGCACGCAATCGAGCCAAGTCGAGCTCGCCGCGACCATGTCGAGCCCACCGTCGAGTATCGTGTTTCGCGTCCAGTCCATCAGCAGGCGGCGCACGCCGCAGCGCGAAACCGCGCTGATGCGATAACGTCCAGCCAGCGAGAATGGCAGCAGGATCATGACTCTGTGTACCTGCCCCAGCCCACCCGCAATTCGACGGTCAGCGTGTCTGTCGAGAGCTTGGAGAACGTCGGACTGAATTCCACCTGGAACCACGCGCACGCGTCAACGTTTACGACGGAAGAAGACGCCGAAGCCTTGAACACCAAGGTGCGGATATTGCTCATCGCCGTTTCGCTGCCGCTTGCGAAGCTCTGCGTGCTGCTCCTCGAGAATGATCCAGGGGTATACGCTGCCGGCGTCCTCGCCCCAGAATACATTGGGGTTCCTGTCGGAGAAGAACTTGAATTTGCCTCCACCATCGCTGAGGAATACAAGAGGACCGACTCTGCCGAATCCCCACCTCCCATCAGTCCGCCTTGCGCTTGGCCGGCGCTTCTGCGCGGCAGCCACCAGTCCGCACGTCCCGCGCGGTACGCGCGCCGTGTGTACGTAAGCTCTGTTGGCGTGCCATTGATGTTGGCGACCAATGACCCGGTCGTGTCGCCGGCTGGTGCGTAGTGTCGTAGCCGGTGATGAACACGCAGCGTTTGTGACGACGTCACTGTGATCGTCGTCGGATCACCATCCGCATCCCGGATGAGTTCTCGCGAAAAGAGTGTGCTGCCCGATGTTGCCTGTGGACCGATTCCGACCTCAGCAATGTTGCCGACCACGGCACCGGTGTTGAAGTCGTAGCGGTAGTAGCTCTCGAACCAATATGGCTCGCTCGACGTGTTGCCCGTCTGGGCCATGAAGACGCGATTTGTCGTCCCGGCAAGGAAGGTCTTCAGCGTGGTGTCGGCGTCTGTTGGCTCATCATTGCCGGTGCCGACCTGACAGGCGGCGTAGCGGGTAGCTGTGGTCGCACACAGATTGAGCCCGGCGTCTGGAATGTGGTTGTGAAACCAATCCGTCAGCCAGTGGCAACGACCATCGGCCTCCTGCACTTCAAGGCGGTAGAAGCCACCGATGCCGAACGAGCCCACAAACAGGCGGTCGATCACGCGATCCCGATACTTCCGGATCCGGAATAGCAGCTCTTTGCTAGGCGGAACGATCAGATCGTTTTTAGGGGTCCAAATCATGACGTGCTCACCGTAATGGCAGTGATGTCGGCAACGATTTCCAGCTTTTCTGTGGGCCAATTCAGGTAGTCGACCGGGTCAAAGGTCGCCGCAAGCGAGAGCCCGATGACGTCGCCGCCGATGGAAATGTGCTCGTGGTAATTCGCAGGGCTTTGGCCTTGCAGCATGTAGAGGGCGTCAACCGGGAAGAATGTAGTTCCCACGTTGATGGCGGTGACGTCACCCACGATCGCGATGTCTTCGTGGAAGCTGCTTTGGCTCTGACCTGCCAGCGCAATCGAGTAGTCAATCGGAAAAAAGGTCTGCACCAATGACAACGCTGAAACGTCGGCGACGATCGCGATGTAGTCGGACGACAAAGGCATACGCCACAGCGCGCCTGCACCGACGAGCGGCGAACTCGCGGCCTCATCCACCGCACGCGCCGGATAAGGCGGCGTTGTGAGGTAGTTCAGAGTGGAACCGCCAAGAGGCACTGGCTCGGCCGACACTGCCTCTTTGACCCGCGCAGTTCGATTCCGACCCGGGGTGCGGCGCATCGGATCAGACCCCGGCAGCGCCGGGATCTGGTCGCCGTTGCCGATGCTCTTCCCGGCCATTACTGCGCTGAAGCGACCTGCTTATCGGGCGCGGACACGAACCGGAACTGGCCCTGATGCTTGAGGCCAAGCGCGGAGGCCACGCGCCCGGCGTACCAGTCAGCGCGCGCGAAGTCGTTCGATTCGGAGTTCTTCTGGAAGGCCAGACCGACGATGTAGTCGACGATCACGGGCTCGTACTTGTCCGCGATCGGCAGGATCGCATCGTCGTCTTCATCGTCTTCCACGACGGCCGGCGTGTCGCTGTAAACGCACTCGACGAAGCCAGAGCATTGCGGGTAGACGTAGAAGACCGTGGGATTCTCCTGGTCGAAGACGACGTGCTCGACTTCGTCACCCGCCGTCGTGTGCCAGTCGAACTTCGACAGATCGAGGTCGACGCGGTCGACCGGCGTGATCGCCGGTCCCGGTGTCTCGCCGTCCGGGCCCATGTTGCGCGTAACTGCGCGGATGGCGGTCCCGCCTTCAGGCAGCGACTGCCGGCTGCCTTCCGCCAACTCGAGCGCGGCGGTCGTCACGTACGAATCCAGCTTCACGCCGGTGATGAAGCGCACCGCGGCGTTGTAGTACGCCAGTAGCTCTTCGCGAGCCCAGCGCACGTTGTCTTCGTCGATCAGGGTCGTCTGCGCCCGATCGAGAATGGCGGAAATGGCGATCGTGCCCACGTCAGCACCTGTAGAGAGAGGTCGCCGGGCGGATGCTCAGCGTCGAATGCCGCGTGTACCCGTTCAGGACTTCGGCCTTTTCCTTGCGCTTCGCCCGTTCAAACTCGTCCTTGTAGTAGGCCGACAGCTGCGGATTGCTCCACGACTTGCCCGGCATTGCCAGAAGACGGGCTTTCGCGCCGCTGGCGATCGCCGACAGGTTGTCGCGGTAGACGTTCTTCGGGACGTTTTGTGCATCCTGCGTCGGCTTGAGCGCGAACGCGAAGTTCACATCCTCGTCCGCAACACCGGCAGGCGACACCGTGATGACCACGGCCGTGTCGTCAGCGGTGTAGTGCCAGCTCGCGATGCAGCGGCCGCGCTCACTGATCTTGCTGTGGCAGCCGGTCTGCTGGAAGCCCAGCGTGACGATCCGCGCCTCTTCCGGGAGCAGGTAGACGAACTTGTCCGGATCGGTCTGGATGTCTGCAGCCACCGCTTCACGCTGCCAAGTGAACGTGAAGTCACAGAACTCGATCACGGCCTGGCGCACCGCGCTGTCGATCATCGGCGTCGGGCAGCCGGGCACCTCGACCATCACCTCGGGTCGGAAGCTCTTGAGCGCGATCACGATCAGCTCTTCGCGATGCAGAGCTTGATCGTGTAGGTCGAATCGGCTTCGGCGCCCACCGTGGTGAACGTGATGTCACCGGTCCCGCCGGCCGATGCCGGATCCTGCAGCCCGCCTTCTTTGCAGAAATCCAGGCAGCCGGAGCCGCTGAGCGCGAGCACCTGATCCGGAGTTGAGTGATCGAAGTTGATCACGACCGACATACCCGGCGAGATCGCGTATTCGACCTTCTCGATCTTCACCCGCGACGCCGGCGGGCTCAGCGCCGAGATATCCACCTTGGTGGCGGCGGATTCACCCGTGCCGTCCGAAAGGTTGGTGAAGACGAAGGACGCACGCTTGTCGCCTTCGAACAGCTTCTGCGCCGTGACTTTGTCGGCCATGATCGTGCTCCGTTACGCCGAGGGGAGCTGGCCGGTCGCCACACCGGCGGCGATCAGGGCATTCACCTTCGCCGTCAGGTCCGCGACGGCGTCACGAGCGGCGGACAACGATGCGTTGACGCTCGTGAGCGACGCAGCGCTGGTGTCCGTGGACGCGGCCGTCGCGGCCGGAATGGACGCGATGGTGTTGTTCGCTGTGCCGCCGGAGTTGTCGGTCAGCGGAGTGATCGCCGACGGGCGCGTGCCATCTTGGGCGACGAGCGGGGCGCTGATGCCGTTGGGGAATCGGGTCGGATTCATAGGGTTCTCCTGGAAAGCAAAAGGGGCCGGATCGCTCCGGCCCCTGCTGGTACTGCATCAGGCGCCGCTTAGGCGCCCATCGAACCGTAGGCCGCGCGCCAGTCGGTCCAGCCCTCGCTGTAGCGCTCGCGAGCGCGGTACAGGAAATTGCCGGTCTTCGGGTCGATCGTGACCTTCGGCGTGACGAGCTTGATGCGGTTCAGCACCTTCAGGCCTTCCGGGCAGTTCGTCTTCACGAACCAGGCATCGGCGTCGGTCAGGTTCGTGAGCACGGTCGGCGCACCGCCGAAGATGCCCATCGACTTGATGGCGTTGATGTCATTGTTCGCGTTGCCCGACTGCTTGTCACTGCCAAGGATGCGACGAGCGTTGAACTCGTTTTCCGGCGCAACGACCAGCTTCATCGCGCGGAGCATCGCCGGCAGGCCGCGATCATCCTTGGCCTTGCGGATCATCGTCAGCACCTGTTCCAGCGAGCTTTCCGACAGGTCCGCGTCGACCGCCAGCTTGTTCGAGGCCGTGCCACCACCGACCAGCGGGTGATCGGTCGCGAGCAGCGGCTTGCCGTCACCGCCGAGGCGGCTGCTGTCGGTCGCGAAGTTGAACACGTTCGCGGCGTAGACCTCCTTGGTCTGGCGCATCGAGCGCGCCAGGGCGCGCGCGTACTTGGCGCCCAGCTGACCGTAGCGGTTGTCCTCGATCGCCTCTTCGGTGATCTGGAACGACAGCGCGACCGTGCGGTGCGTGTAGCGCTTCGTCCAGCCTTCCTGGCCGGCGTCTTCGGCGTACTCGCCACCTTCCGCCTTCTCGGCCGCAAAGCCGAAGCCGACGAGAAGCACGTCTTCCTCGAAAGCCTTCTCCGACGAATCGACCTCGAAGACCTGGGAGTATTCCTCCGGGAAGTCCTCATAGGTCATGCCGAAGTGGGCGTTCAGTCCATCCTGCAGGCTGCGCGCAAACTGCGCGCGAGTCATGACTGCCATGTTGATTCTCCTATCTGGATTGACGTGGGGGCTTAGATGCCGCCAACGCCAGAGACCACGCCCTTCATGACGTGCTCGGCGAAGACCACTTCGACCTTCGCGTAGTCGCCATAGGCGTTGTCGACACGCGGGACGAGGCCGATCACACGAAGCGAGCAGCCGGTGGTCGCCTTGGTGCTGCCATCGGCAAAGAGGCCGGACACACCCGTGGCGGCCACGCCGGTACCGACGTCCCAGTCCATGAGATTGCCGACGTCCGCCTCAGCGATCGTGCTGACCTGGCACTCGAACACGATGTTCGGATCGTCGTAGACGAAGGCCACGATCTCGGTCGCCGTGGTGTTGGCCGGCCACATCGGCGAGAAGACCTGGCGGCCCTGCGCGTCGACGTAGCGGCAGCCGGCGAACACGCCGAGGTTGTCGGCGTTGCCGGCGGCGGCCTTCGCGATGTTCTTGCCGGTGCCGGTGGCTTCGACCACGTCGCCAGCGAAGATCGACGTGGAATAGCCAGTGGCGATGCTGTACTGCGTGAGGCGGATCATGCCGCCCGTCAGATGCCGAACCGGGCGCAGCCCGAACGGCGAGTTCACGTTTGCCATAGTGAGTTACCTCAGATTTTTGGCACAAAAAAACCGGCTTGCGCCGGCCGTCTGTTGATGCGTGGACGAGCTAGTCGTCCTGGATGTCCGGAGTCCGGCCGCGCTCGACGCGCGCTTCGTTCTCGACAACCGGGGCCGAGAATCCAGCGTCGGCGGCACCCTTGAACTCCGAGAACAGATTCTTTTTCACCGCAGCTTCCCGCTCCCGCCGATCACGGCGCTTCACTTCCTGCTCAC